TAGTCTTGGTCTCCTTCTTGGAAAATCTTTATTTTTGATTACATATATAGTATACCATATTATGAAATATATGTCAATAGAAAATTGAAAAATATTTCAAAATATTTTAAGGCCTCTAAACGGCTTTTTAAGGACCTTTTAAAGTCTACCCACATAAACCTTACATGAATAAGTTTAATTGAATCCTTGAGCCGAATAGAGGCCTTAATCACTTATCTATTAGAAGAATCCATATACACCAATAGTATTTGTAGTTCCTCCACTTTGTATACCAGTATCAATGAAGCCATACTGGTAAGCAGTTCCACTGATGGATTTCCATACATTCGTACCTACACCAGTTTCATAGAACATGGCTCTCATAAAGTAACGATAAGACTGACCAGGCTCTGTATCATTTGTAGCAATTCTAACACCACTCACACAAGTACCTTTCCAGTTGGCATTTGCATCATAGAAAGATAATGCCCTTCTTGTCTTAAATGTCTTATAATTTGTACCATCGAAATTAGTATTACCAAAAGATAAATCTAAATATGGCACCTCCATGTCTTCATCGTTATCGTACATAATAAAACCTATCTGAGTAATCCCAGTGTTAGGATTTCTAAAGTAAACCTCATCCAGCCTATCTGGATAATAAACGTGGGAACCTGACCAAGTACTTAACATAGCAAAACAATCGTACTTCTTGATTTCTCCTATTGTTCTAGACATAGTCGTATCCGAATAAACCGGATAAGTCTTGTTTGAATAATTTACACAATACATTCCCATAATAAGAACCTCCATAAATTCTTTTTGATTTTTTAATTAGTTAGTTCTTATGTACTTCGTTTTGCTCTTATGTGCTGACTACCTATGCCATAGGCCCCACCTCCTTAATGGATGTTACCTTTCTTTTTCAGATGTAAGTCCTCTATCTCATCTTTCATCTTAGTCACTGTACCATTGCCACCAAGCTCATGGTATGCTTCGTACATCTCAAGAAAGTTTTGATAAGCATATAATGGTATCTCCCCAGCTGTGGTGTACTTATCGTGGTACTGGATAAGCTGCTGTCTCAATAATAGCATTGTACCTTTACTATTTGCATCCCTTGATTTCTTCTGTTGCTTCAAAAACCAAACAACATAACCAAAGAAAGCTGAAAGTATAACTGGCAAAGCAATTAGATACGACTCCATTAAAAACTCTTTCATGTTAATTTTCCTCCTTCTTCCCAAGTCTTTCCCATATCCTACAATCCTCTTGGCCGAGGCTCCACATACACATTCCACGTATTCCATACTCAAATAATGCTCTGTTATACCAGTACTGGATAACGTCTGCATCTTCGTAGTACATAATACCGAACCCATCAGCATCACCAATGTAGGTTCTCATGTGTCGGATATTTATATCTATTGGTTTATAAACCACTGGAATGTCTGTATATTCTTTTCCTTTCAGAATAGGCATTCTTCCCATATACTGAAAATCGTAATCTAGGCTTAAGTCTTCTGTTCTTGTGGTTATTTCGTCTACATCTTCGTTAACCCTAAATAGTTGTAGCTCCTCATCCCAAGTTACCCCAGTTCTTTCAATTCGTCCCAGTCTAATTGTCTGTCCTAGAACTGTCATTTCATAGCATTCGTATGGTTCATACCACCAGCCACTACCTATTCTACATAGTGTAAATACTACCCCATCTGTACTACGGATTCCTGGACTTCCTGAACCAGTGGTAGTATTAACTTTGAATCTTAACGTCTTTTCTGTACCAGTATATACTCTTACTGTACCATTTCGTATTCTCATAGCAATAGCTTGTTCCCCACCCATTATGAATGGTATTGCATGGATTAGTTGTTCCCCATTCCATAACTGGAGTTGGTTGTTGTTGTAATTCATACAAGCAAATAAACTTCCAAAGGTAACACCTATTCTACCTATCCCATTGTTCCATCTTGCGTATATATGGGCATCAGACCAGTTGGTTCTCTTTAATACACTATTCCCTACCAGATGTAATCTTTGGGGTTCATTGATTAGCTGCTCTTCATTTGGGATGGTTTCAGCTAGACCATTTGTTACCCAAAAATCTGAGTACTTTGTTGAACCATTATCTGAGTAACCTCTATAGTCTTCATACCAAATATTTGCACTGTCAGGTGGGGTCCTTAGGGTTTCCACTGTCATTGCGTAATTATCAGCAGGAACAACCTTTCTTCTGTTGATATCGACGAACTCTTGGGTAGACATTGTGTATCTTGATTCTCCAGCAGACATTTCTGTTGTAAAATTACCATAACACAATCCATAAGTGATTGCCCCAATCGTACTGCCATAAGCACCACACTTAACTGTATGGGTTCCAGCACTCAAAGTACCTTTATAAAATACTTCTTTATGCCTTGTTCTAAACGTGATATTCCAATAGCGATTCTCAACTATTGAATAATCAGTCCCATCTAGTTTTATCATCAAAGCATTATTATCGAACCAAGGAAAGTTCATGTCTAATGCCAAAGTGTATTCCCCAGTTACTGGGACATTAAAGGTATACTCCCAAGAGCCTGGCTGGGTGGATTGATAGAGTCTTTTCTCACTCTCGGTCAGGTTTTCATAGCCAACCTTCTCTATTCTGTATTCTAGCCACTCTTGGTTCTCCTGGCTAAGAGTAATTGTGGCTTTACTTGTAATATAACCATTGCCTTCAATTATGGAACCGTATATATTACTATATGCAGTAACAGTTGAAAAGGTTCCATTTATTTTTTGATTCTTTGTAAAACCTACAACATAACCTCTACCATCTTGGCTGCCATTAACTAATGGAGAATTTAAACTATCACACATATTTCCATTTACGTAGTCATAGACATGGGGCATCATATAACATACTTTTTCATAGTCATTCCAATAACCAGCAAAAGGGATTTTAGGTTGACGGTCTGGCCAAGTTACACCTTCCCCTTCTTTAAAATCATAAAAGTTATATTTTCCCTGCATCCAAAACAATGGCCAATAGTATGTTCCCGATACAGCTTTATAACCATCGTATGGTTGATGTAACCCCCACATAATAGCCCAAGCCCCTATACCAAGTATTATCTTTTCTTTTGGTACCACACTTGTAGCATAATCAAGTATCTGTTCCAACCACCATCTTGGGGACACAGGACCAGGGGCACTACCTAACCAAGCGAATGCATAACTCATAATCGCCATTGTATCAACTATATTTTTATAATCTTCATAAGCACACCAGTACTCACCACCAACAGAAGCATTTGGTCCTGTAATAGGTGGCATACATACATTTAATAATTTACCTCTTGCATGGCACCAGTTATATATTTGCTCAATCAGATTTCTCATTGAGTTCTGGTTTTCATAACCACCACAGTTCTCTAAGTCAATGTCTATCCCTTTACATTGTGGGTACGTATCTAACAATCTTTGCATCTCTGAAAAGAATGTGTCCCTTGCCCCACCAGTATTTCCTAACAATGATTCTACTACTTCATTTGAAGTATTTAGATTCTGGATTGTTAGCAACCAGTTAACACTAGGATAGAGAGAAATAATATCAAGCATTCTATTTGGTATTGAGCCAGAAATGTAGCCAGTCTTATCAACTGTAAAATTGAATAAACCTACTTGGCCCATCACATCAGCATAGCGTTCTATCATCTTATACATTCTATCTGAGTTATTATAAGTCCATACCATTAGCATTGTTATTTCTCCCTTCTAGTTTTATTTGCATATAAAGTGCCAGTTGTCTTTCTTGTACTATTTTGATTTATTGTAAACTTTGCATCTGCATTCGGTAATCTTAATTCCCTACCAATAAATACATTGTTCTTTTCCACCCCATTAATATACTGTTTCGATGTATAGCCATCATATACGCACTTGGTAAATTCACTCACATCTGAATCCAGTTCAAACCTTTTAGCATCCCCAGTTAAACCTGAACCGATACCTAATATCTCAACCCCTTTCAAGAAGGGCTTGTGTATTAGCAACTCTGTTCTTAATGGGGTTGTAATATAATCCGTCTCACAAGGTAAAGTTTCTCCTGAGGTATCATAAGGCACTTCTGACATATAAGGAACTACTAATGTAGTGGCTCCTCTTGCCAAGAAGTTGAAGTACATCTCACTATCCTCATCTGTAAATCGTTCGGTTATTGAGCAATTATGCTGGGTGTACCCTTGGCCTTCTTGTAACTGGACATCTGATACTTTAAAAACCCCATTTGCTGTTACCTTGATTTTAACATCAATAGACACAATCCCTTTCTCGGTGGAAACAGGATTAATTGTACCAACCAACTTATCCATAGTATCAACCTCCCACTCGTTCCATC